TTCATAATCACTTCCAATCATTGTCGTTTGAAGCACCAAACATCAGACCTCTTCCCAACCAGTCAGAGTTCGGTGACGGATACATAAAATCTGCCAATTGCATACAATGGTGCATAGAACCGCCATTCAACGTTTGCTTTGTTCCATTCGCATATACCTGAACATTATTATAATTGTCATTTGCATTAACCAAGAATATCCTTTGGGTAACGGCGAGACTCAAAAGATAACGGTAGGTCGCGCTTGACGTTATTCTGAATATGACCGTATCGACTGGAAAGCCCGATGTCTCGCCGTTATAATCGTATCTTGGCGAATAGCAAGGAACTATATAATAAGTTTCATTATTTGAAGAAGTCCCGGAAGTCAAAGGAATATAAGTACCGGCTTTATCAGCCCCTTTTGTGTACACATAGGCATAGGAGCCATAAACTACCATAATGCTTCTTTCTCTTGCGCCAAACACACCTCTACACCATAAGTCAGAAGTGTAGAAGCGTAATGATCGGCTGTCTTTAGTTCCTTGATGATACATATCACCATCAAACCACATCCTTCCATCACTTCCAAAACTGATTCCCCCAACCGCATTACCAGCATCATTTACGCAATTCAGTCTTGTAAAAGAGCCTGACACACCTTTCAATGTACCTTCAAAAGTGCTGTCACCTGAAATGACCGCACCAGTAGCATAAAGTTTCCCTGCTATACTTACTTTATATGGTGCATCAGTCGGTGTTGTAGCTCCAATCCATAGCGGATAGTCGCCACCAACAAGCCCTGCCGCAACCGTTGTGTTGTCAGATTTCATAATCAAAAGCTGATTACCCTGCATAAATCGAAGAATAGCGTTTTGAGCCATGATAAGCGGAGTGTACACCGGTACCAAAGAATTAAACTTCTGCCAATAAGTTGTATTTGTTACTGGAATGGAATCACTGGACGTATGAGTTTTCAGACATTTATACGCGTTAAACGTATTGGCACCGGTAGTCACAATAGCAATATCCAAGTACCGGGTACCGGAAGTCAAAGCCTCGTCATTGCGATACTCTATGCCTTTAGCCCATTCGGATTGCCGGAGAATACAGCCCTGCAGCCCGTTTTTCCCCGGTTCCCCATTAGTACCGTCAATTCCATTTTTGGCCTTTCTTCGTATTAATATATGCCCTTGTGCCTCCATACCGGATTACTTCAATTTTGCCAATACTTCTTTTGCGATCTCTTTAGCCTTGATACGATAGTTCTGATAATCAGTATATTCTTTCAGATACTCGGCACGCTTATCTTCGTCAAGTTCCGAAGTTGTATCACGTGCCATTTCCAAATTGGCAAAAATGGCATCACGTTTGTTTGCATCATAACGTTCCATGATAATGGCGCTTACAATGCTGTCATAATCATGTTCCCCTTCAACATCCACATTTTCACAGACATACTGGTCTTCAACCACCACATCTTCCGAACCGGCCTTTTGAACAGCTTCTCTTCTCTCAAAGTCAAAGTAAATGCGTAGCAACGCACCTTCAAGTACAAATTCAATACCAGTCGGCAGTTCTCCTACAAGAGTTCCATAACTTTTCATAAATTACCTCCATTTTTATAATTATTCTTCAAAATAATAAGCACTCTTCCCGTCACCTAACGAACGCCGCTTGACAATCACATTTTCCACTGGAAAAATCTTTTGACCGTTATTCTCCGCTTCGCGAGCCTGATCCAACACATCTTTCAGGTTGTAACAGTTCGTTATGAATTTGCTACGTTGTCCGTTCTGTTCAAAAAGAACACAATATCTTCCTTCACCTTGCTTTGTCTTCACATTCGTTTCAAAGTCCACTACTGTTATAGGGACATTGAGAATATCCATCAATCTTGTTTCTTTTACATCGAAGAACTTCTTTCCATCCTTCGTTCTACCACTCTGTTTGATACCTTTATCTGCAAAACTCATATCATTATTTGTTATTGTTCTCCATAA